TGAAGCTAAACAACATTTAAGAGTTGATTCTGATTATGATGATGACAATGATTATATAACTGCATTAATAGGAGTTGCTACTAATCAAGTTGAGGAGTTTACAAGAAGAAGATTAATAAGTCAAACTTATAATTTATTCTTTGATGTTTTTCCTCCTTATATAGATTTGCAAGTTGGTATAGTTGATTCTGTAACTCATGTAAAGTATTATGACAATAATAATGTTTTACAAACTTTAGATTCTTCTAATTACGATTTAGATGATAAGATAAAGCCAGGAAGAATATATGAGAGTAATGATGGTACATTCCCTGATACTTACGAAAGACCAAACGCAGTAGAGGTTGAGTTTGTTGTTGGAGGTACTGCTGCTGAAGTTGAGGATGCTATAAAACAAGCAATGTTAATTATAGTTGGAAGATACTATGAGCAAAGACAAGATATTGTTTTAGGTACACAAGTACAAGAAATACCTTTAATGGTTGAGTATATGCTAACTCCTTACAGATTTTTAGAATTATGATATTTGGGAAGTTAGATAGAAAATTAACTTTATTTAATCAAACATTTACAACTAACTCTTATGGAGAGAGAATAGCTGGAACTCCTACAAGTGTAACTATTTATGCTGATTTTGATTTTAAAGCTGGTAAGACTAGCTATGAGTCAGATGTATTTGTAGGAGAGCAGATGGTTGAGTGTTTAATTAGATATAGGACTGCAATAGGTACAAGTCCAGATTTTTATCTAACTAATGGATCAAATACTTTTGCTATTTTAGGAATTAAAGAAATAGGAAGAAAGGATAAGATGCTTTTAACAATAGTTAAAAAAGATTTAACAGATATATTCTCAAGCTGATGAATGTAGGACTAACAATAGATAAAAAAGAACTTTCTGAAATAGCTAAAAATTTAGAGTCTTTAAATATGTCAGATTCTAAAAACAAAACTATTTTAAGACAAGCAATGAGAAAAGCAGCCAAGCCAATTCTAACAGAGTTAAAAGGTTTAGTTCCTAAAGATAGTGGACAATTAAGAAAGTCATTAGCAGTAATAAACGGAAAAAACAGAAGAGGAGTTTCTCCTAGTGTTTATATAGGTCCAAGAGTAAAGGGAGCTTTTGCAGATAAATCTAAAAGTGGTTTTTATTTTTACTTTTTAGAGTATGGTTTTAGAGGTGTTGCTGGATTAAGAATGTTAGATGAAGCTGCAAGAAGTAAAGGATCACAAGCTTTAAATGACGTAACTAATCAGCTTAAAAAATTGATTGAAAAACGATTTAAGAAATAATGGAAGTAGGAAAAGTAATATATAATATTTTAAGTAATGATTCTGATGTAGCTCCTTTAGTTACAACTGGAGGTATTACTAGAATATTCCCAGCTAGATTCAAGTTTAGCCAAAATGATCCTACTCTTCCATTTATAGTTTACCAAGTTGTTAGCGATATTCCTAATATGACAAAAAACGGAGTTTCTACTTATGACTATGTTACAGTACAGATTACTTTAGTACATTCCAAGTATAGCGATTTAATTACTTTGTCAGGTCATGTTAGAGATGCTTTAGATTATGTAAGTGGTACTTATGATGGAGTAGTAGTAGATAAGATATTTTTTGAGAATTCTGTTGAGTCTTTTGATGATACAAGTGGAACAAATGGAATTTATCAAATAGCTCATGATTACAGATTTAATATAAATAGATAAATTTATGGATACTTATAAAGTTAAAATTAAAAAGAATATAGAATGTAGAGAAGTACAATATCAAGAGGGAGAATCTTATAATGTAGTTAGAGCAGTCTATAATTTCTTAAAACATAATAACGCAATAGATAATAAAAAGAAGCAATCTAAAAAGGAGAAAAAAGAAGAAACTCCTTTAGATATAAACAATAATTAACTAATTAAAAAATAAAAAACAATGGCAATTTTTAACGGAACAGATTTAATTTTAAAAGTTTCTCCTAGTAGTGGAGGAGCTGAAGCGAAACTTATGCATTCGCAAAATGTATCATTATCTATAAATGTTGATACAATAGATATTACAACAAAAGACTCTGCTGGTTTCAGAGAGCTTTTAGGAGGGACAAAAAGCTTTTCTTTAAGTGCTGATGGACTTATGGACTTTTCAGCAACTGCTGGAGATACTGATGTTGCTGAATTATTTGACCAGATGCTAGATAGAACGGCAGTAGATTTTACTTTTGCTTTAGCTACTCCTGCTGGTTATACAATTACTGGAGATGGTTTTATTACTTCTTTAGAGATTTCAGGAGGAACTGAAGATGCTCCTACTTACTCTTGTTCAATAGAGGGAACTGGAGTTTTAACTAAGACTGCAGTATAATAATTTTATCGTTGGATTGAGGTTGGAGTTTATTCTCCTCCTCTCTTCAATGATAATTAAATAATAACGATAAAAAACGATAAAAAATGTACGAAATAGTTTTAATAAACGGAAAAGATTATCCAGTAAGATTTGGAATGAATTCTCTTAGAATGTTCTGTAAAGATACAAATAGAGCTTTAAGTGATTTAGATAAGTTAGGAGAGTCAATGAGTTTAGATGATGCTTGTTTTTTGATTCTAAACGGAATAAAAGATGGATCAAGAGTAAGTGGACAAGAATGTTCTTTAACGGTTGAAAGTGTAGCAGATTTATTAGATGAAGATTTTGAAGCTTTAAATAAAGTATTAGAAGTATTCTCAACTCAATTTACTGCTAAACTCGGAAACGAGGGAAACGTAAAAGCCACGAAGAAAAAGAAAGTGGCAAAGAAATAGACTGGGATACATTAGAGTCAGTTGCTTATGGACTAGGATTATTACCAGATGAATTTTGGAATTTAACTTTTCATGAATTCTTTTTAATTCAAAAAGGTCGTAATGACGTAATAGAATCAAAAGAAAAGAGGGAATGGGAAAGAGTAAGATGGTTAGCTTGTTTAATGTTGCAGCCTCATACAAAAAAAGGACAAAATTTAACTCCTCAAAAACTTGTAAAGTTTGAATGGGAGAAAGGAGAAGAAGTTAAAGATGTTGAAAAACAAAAAAAGAGAGCTGAATATTTAGTTAAGAAATACGATTTAATAAATAAAAAAAATGGCTGAAAAGACTTTAAGTGTAAAATTATCTTTAAATGATAAGCAGTTTCAAAGTAGCTTAAAAAAAGCAACTAGAAGTCTTAAAAGATTTGGAGCTAGTATGAAGCGAACTGGTCAAACAATGACTAGGAGTTTAACTTTGCCAATAATAGGACTTGGAGCAGTAGCAATTAAAGCATTTGGGGAACAAGCTAAGGCAGTTGCTCAAGTAGAAGCTGGTTTAATATCAACTGGTAATGCTGCTGGTTTTACTTCTGAAGAGCTGCAAAAGATGGCAGCAGATTTACAAACTAAGACTATTTTCGGAGATGAAGAAATTTTAAAAGATGCAACTGCTCAACTTTTAACATTTACTAATATAGCTGGAGAGCAATTTGAAAGAACTCAATTAGCTGCATTAAATTTATCAACTCGATTAGATGGAGATTTAAAGTCGGCAAGCATTCAATTAGGAAAAGCATTAAATGATCCAGTTGCAAATTTATCTGCATTAAGTAGAAGTGGTATTCAATTTAGTAAAGAACAAAAAGCAGTTATAAAAGAGTTAGCTGAAACTAATAGACTTGCTGAAGCTCAAATAATTATATTAGATGAATTAGAGAAACAATATGGAGGAGCAGCAGAAGCAGCAGCTAATGCTGGATTAGGTCCATTAAAACAGATTCAAAATAATATATCAGACATATCAGAAGAAATAGGTAAAAAATTACTACCAATAATTGAAAAAATAGCTAAAAAATTACAAGTATTTTTTAATGCTTTTAGCAATTTAGATTCTAAGACTCAAGAAACTATTTTAGGTATTACTTTATTAGTTGCTACATTAGGACCATTTTTAATAATCATTGGAACTGCAATAGGAGTTATAGCAAAATTAGCTATTGTAGTAGCTGGATTAAGTGCTAAATTTTTATTAATAGTTGGATCAGTTATTGCTATTGGAGTTGCTTTTGCTTATATATCTGATAACTTTGAAGCTTTTAAAGAAAGATTTACAGATTTAAGCTACTGGAAGAATACTCTAATTAAAATGATTCAGTTATTAGCTGAGTATAATGTGTTTAGTTTAATAATAAAAGGATTCAATGAAGTTTTAGAATTTTTAGGTAAAGAAAAAATTACCAATCCATTTGAATCAATAGCAGATGGATTAGAAGATTTAAAAGATGAAACTAAAGATTATGAGCATGAGTTTAAGAGCTTTGGCGATTCAATGAAAAACACAGTCAAAAAAGTTTTACCTTTTTTAGATGATTTTAATAAAAAGATAGGATTAGGCTCAGGAGGAGGAGGAGAAAAAGATTCAGGATTAGCAAAAATACCAACTTTATCAGAAAGAAATGGTCCGACCTTACCAACTACATTAGAAAAAGTTGAAATGCCTGAAGATTTAGAAAACAATGTTGTTTCTTTAATGGATGTTGTTATGGAGTTAGATTTGGCTTTTGAAAAAATGGGAGAAACTTTAGGAAGTGTTTTAATGTCAGGAGCAGAAGATTTTGAAACATTTGGAGAGCATGTTAAAAGTAGCGTAAAATCTGCAATAGGAGCTTTTTTAGCAGAGGGTGTAGCTGCTGCAGTATCAACTGCATTAAAAAATCCAGCTATTGCATTAAATCCAGCTTTAATTCCTGTGATTGCTGGACTAGCTGGAGGTTTAGCAAAGACTGCTTTTAATAGTTTAATACCAGCTTTTGCAGATGGAGGATTGGTAACTGGTGCAACTGTCGGAATGGTAGGAGAAGGACCAGGAACAAGCATGAGTAATCCTGAAGTAATAGCCCCATTAGACAAGCTTAAATCAATGATTGGAGAAAGTGGAGGAGGTAATGTTCAAGTATTCGGAACGATAAAAGGATCAGATATTTTATTAAGTAGTGATAGAGCTAAAAATAACAGAAACAGAACAAGAGGATACTAATGGCAAGAGAGAAAAAATTTGAATGTAGTTTTAGAAGTGATAGAGGTGTTTATTACAGATTAGATATTTATGATAATGAAGCTACAAACGATACTTATTATACTCCTGATTTAAGTGTTAGAGGATTTGATTTAACTTATGAAACTGACGATAAAAACAGATTTACTGGTTTAATTCCATCAGATTTACAATTTGATTTATTGATTACTTCCAATGCTCAACAATCATTAATTAATGATATTAAGATAAGTATTTACGGAAGATGGCAAGTAGGTCTATATCGTTCTACTGATGATATTACTTATGAATTATATTGGGCTGGAAATATACTAAATGACATTAATCCTGAACAAGATTTAGACTATCCTAGAGAGTTTACTTTAACTGCCGTTTGTGGTTTATCTAATTTAAAAGATATTGAATTTAATGAGGGTGTTGGATATGATTCTCCATCTACATTCACTACTCTTCAATATTTTAGAAATGCTTTTGTTTTTCAAATTAAAACAAATACATTTTTTGCTTCTGATGATAGATTTATTAGAACTTATGTTGATTGGACGAATGATGGAATAGGTCATCAATCAGACAGAGATCCTTTAGTTTATAGTAGATTTAATTTTATGGCTTTTGTTGAATTAGATGATGATGGAGCTAAAAAATATTCTAATACATTTGATTTATTAGATTCTATTTGTAAGACTTTTGGAATGAGATGTTTTTTTAGTAATGGAGATTGGAGATTAATACAAGTGAATTATTATGATTCCTGGCAAACTCCTAATACTCAATTTTTTAGATACTATAATTTAAATAATGATGTTACTGGCGCTCCTGATTTTCATGGCTCAACAAGTTCAGTAGTTTCTGAGGGAACAACTTATAAAAGATTAGGAGGAGGAGATTTTGATTATCTTCCAGTATTAAAAGAAGTAAGAGCAAATTATGATAGGCTTAAAACTTTTAATTTACCTTTTTTATGGTATTCTAATAATGGAGATGAAACTACACAATTTAATCCTAACTTTAATGAGATTCCTTTATGGAATGGATATAGATATAATAATTTAACTTATTCTGGAGTTGGATTTGATATAAACAATAGTAAAACAGATAATTTTACTGCTTATTTAGGACCAGTTTTATCAACAGATAACTCAACATTAAGATTTAACAGAGATTTTAAATTAGAAGCTTTAGATGCTTTTTTACCATCTTCAGGAAATGCTAACATTTTAGATATTAGATTATCATTAAGATTTAGATTAGTTGGAGCAAGTGATACTAAATATGCTTTTATTCGAGAGGGTGTTGAAGAATGGCATGATATATTTCCTGATTTTGCTAGTTCATTAGTATTTACTTCTATTGTTCAATTAAATAGTAATAACTTATCTAATAACTTTACTAATAATATAAATTGTGAAACAGTAAATATTCCTTTTGATGGAGATTTATATTTAGATGGATATGCTGCAATATATTATAATTTATATGCAAGTAATACTGCAAATAATGATGCTATTGAAGTAACAGAAGCGACAACAGATTCAGATAATATTATTTGTTATTCTCCTCCAGTATATTCTGAACAAGGAGGAGTGCAATATTTAGTAGATGGAGAGCTTTCTAATTTAGAATTTTATAGAGCAAAGAATGCTCCTGGAGGTACTACCGTTAAAACTGGAGTTATTTATGAAGTTCCAAATTTATTTATTGGATCAGCTCCTAATGGTGTTGGAAGATTAGAAACATATAATTTTACTACTTCCTCTTGGGATGCTTTTGATCCAACTTGGAGAGCTTTTAATACTGGAACTGGAGTAAGAATAACTCAATTATTAGTAGAGCAAATATTAAAAGGACAAAATAAAGGAGCTAGAGTTTTTAATGGACAAATTAAAACAACTGATACATCTATTTTACCTTATTACTTTGGTATTGTTATAGATGGAACAACTTTTGTTCCTTATCAAGTTACTTTAAATGGTAATTCTGATACTTGGAGTGGAGAATATTATGAAATAGCTTTAAATAGTACAGGACAAACAATATAAAGTGGTACTATTACTGGAAATCAAGCTGAAGAAGATTTTGAACATCCTAATAATAATTTATAAAAATGGCTACAATTACAAATTATTTAAGAGCAGAAGCTATTGCAGTAGTATCAGAGCAGCCTACAAGTGCGACAATTAGCTTTCTAACTGTTATTCCAGGAACTGCAACTAGAACTTTATTATATAGTGGAGATGAAGTTATTATTGTATGTAAAACAACTGGTAATTCTTATCCATTAACATTAGATGCTGATTTTGATTTTAATAGTACAAGATTACAATTTAATTCAGTTACTTTAGATGAGGTTGTTCCTTTAGGAAGTTATATTGTTTTAAGTAAAGACTATAAATGGAATAGTTTATTTAGAAAAAACTCTTTAAATCATTTACGTTTATATCAGCAAGGCAATACACATGGTAATGATTTATTTATGTCTGCTACGGATTATAATTTCGATATAACTTCAGGAGCTATATTAGCAGATGGAGATAGTTTAAATAATAATGTAGGAGCTAGGTATGGATTTTTTAACGCTCCTCATAATGGCTGCCAAGTAGAGAGAATAAATTACAAATTTAATACTGATGCTGGAGCTGGAGAAATATTTGTATTTAGCTTATGGAAAAAGCCAGTTACAGAAAATGGAACTACTGCTACTCAATTAACTTTAATAGATTCTTATAGTATGACAAGTCAAGATGATTCTTCTTATGTATTTTCTGCTAGTATTACTCCAAGTCTAGCAGATGGAGCATTAAATGCTAATGATGTAATAATACCAAGCATAAAAAAAGAGGGAACTAAGGTTAGTTCAACTAAATTATATGGAGATATTGAAATATTAACTTCATTTGATCCTAGAACAAGTGTAATATAAAAAACAATGAAAGAATTTATAAAAGAAAATATAGATGTATTTAGCATTAATACAATAACTCTAGGATTGAGTTTAACTCAAATTCATACTATATTACAGATAATAGCTTTAGCAGTTGGAATATTTTACACTATTGACAAAATTATTTATTTTAGAAAAAATAGAAAATGAGCAAAGATAATTACAGAGATACAACTTTAATTAATAAGTATAAAAATTTAGTTAAAAAACCTAGCTCAAGTTTACCTTTGGTAAATGTTGCAACAGAAGAAAAAAGAACTAGAGCAGAATTATTAGATATATTAGAGGATTTATTTGATTCTGAAAATGACTTAGGGGATGGATTTATAGATGAGCAAGTACCAATAGATACTGAAAAATTTAGAGCTATGATGCACATTCTTATCAAAAGTTTATCTAATACTTCTGATGATAGTATAGGATTAACAACTGTTCAAGAAACTGCTATTGCTAACAATACAAATAAAGTTAGTCAGGGATTGTCTACTGCTAATCATACGTTAGACTTTAGCGTTGTTAATTCTAAAGGTTCTTATTCATTAGTTTTTACTATTGTAGATAGCTCTGGTAAATCTCCAGTAACAAAGACTGCAACATTAGCTTTAAGATAATATGAAATATTTTAAGATAGAAGAATTTACTTGTGATGGAGTTATCTGTTATGATAAAATGAATCCAAAACTTTTAAAAATGTTGGATCAAGCAAGAGAAATATCTAAAACTCCATACAAATTAACTAGCTCTTGGAGAAGTCAAGAGAAAAATGATTCTTTAAAAAATAGCTCTAAAAATAGCAGTCATTTAAAAGGATTAGCAGTTGATATTGCTTGTAGTAATGGATTAGAAAGATTAAAGATATTCACTGGTTTAATTAAAGCTGGTTTTACAAGAATAGGAGTTAGTGATTCTTTTCTTCATGCTGATTGTGATGATTCTAAAATTGATTCTATATGGACTTATTAAGTGGTTTATTTAGTGGGTTATTCAAGTCGGCAGAGGGTATCTTAGATACTACTATTACCAACAAAGAAGAACTACAACAAGTTAAAAACGAGCTTCAAAAGATAGTAAATGAAGCAGAGAAAAACGCATCTAATCAAGTTACTGAAAGATGGAAGTCAGATAATTTAAGTGATAACAAATTAAGTAAAAATATACGTCCATTATCATTAATATTTGTAACGGTTGTTTTTGTAATTATATCTTTTATGGATGGTAATGTTGGAGATTTTAAATTAAATGAATCTTATATACCAGTTTATCAAACTCTTTTACTTTCTATTTATGGAGCTTACTTTGTAGGAAGAACGATAACTAAAATTAAAAAATGAAAGACCAAAAACGATACAGATTAAAAGAAGATGAATGGAAATTAATAGATGAATATAGAGCAGATAAAGAAGCTAAAAGTTTACTAGCTGATGAATGTAATGAAGTTGGAATTGATGTTAATTCTGTTTCTCATTATTGGTATAAAAGTCAAAAATTTTCAATCTTTGCAAAGCCTAACGAATTCACAAGAAATGAATTTTTAAAGTCTATTGAAGAATTAATATCTAATTACTCTCCATCATATCCTCAAATAGACTATCCAAAAAGAGAAGATGGACATTTATTAATCATTAATCCAGCAGATGTACATATTGGAAAATTTGCAGACTCTTTAGAAACTGGAGAGGATTATAATATAGAAATAGCAAAAGAACGAGTTAGAGAGGGTGTAAAAGGTATTTTAAGAAATGCAGAGGGTTATCCAATAGAAAAGATTTTATTCTGCATAGGAAACGATATTTTACATACTGATAATGTAGGAGGATCAACTACTAAAGGAACTCCTCAAGATACAGATGGTAAATGGTTTAGACATTTTACAGAAGCTTTAGAGTTATATGTTGAAATAGTTGAGATGCTTATACAAATAGCTCCAGTTGATTGTGTCCATTCAATGAGCAATCATGATTATATGAGTGGATTCCATTTAGCTCATGCTTTAAAAAGCTGGTATCGTAATACAGATGCAGTAAGTGTTGATGCAGAACCTAAACATAGAAAGTATTATAGTTGGAAGAATAGCTTAATAGGATTGACTCATGGAGATGGAGCTAAACTTAATAATTTGCCTTTACATATGGCTCAGGAAGAACCTAAAAAATGGGCTGAAACAAAGTACAGATATTGGTATTTACATCATTTACATCATAAACAAAGGTATAAATTTATGAGTAGTTTTGATAATATAGGAGTTACTTGTGAATTTTTACGCTCTCCTAGTGGCTCTGATTCCTGGCATTATCAAAAAGGTTATACTGGTAGCATTAAAGCAGTAGAAGGATTTATACATAATAAATACGGACAGATAGCACATTTAACACATATTTTTTAATATATTTGCTTTTGATTTGATTTTAATCAATTTTGTGTTAGTTTTTCGAGGAGTCTATTTTAATTAATAGGCTCTTTTTTTGTCTTAAAACTAAAAATCTTAATCTTTTTTAACTTTTTTATATAATTATTTTAATCTAGTAAACTAAAATAAATTACTTTTTTTTGTCTTTTTATTGTTAAAAAGTTTGCACAATTAAAAAAAGCTT